ACGAATTAACTAATAAACCAAATAATATGACTGATGATTTCGGAATGAATGATAGCTTTGCTGACTTCGTTAATGACCTAACAACAAGTGAAAAAAATGACAATGCTTGTTCTATTGATAATCCAGATTGCGAAGGCTGTGGATCATAACGCAGATCTTATTATATTATTTTGATATTCTTTATATGATATTATTTTGATATTCTTTTAATCTTGTTATCTTGGATTTATTAAAAAATTGAAAGTTATTACAAATTTTTCAAGAAAAAAAGTCTAAATATGAAATACTCCAAAAAAAAAGTAGACAAGACCTATAGCTGCAAATTATTATCTAGTAAAGAAAAAGTACACAGGTTGTTAGAAATTGATGCTACACAATATACTAATCTAGGAATAGACTCAACAATAGAAGAAAAGCAAGAAGTCAAAAAAAATAGCATTTATCTATATGAGATCATACAAAAACTAGATTCCAGATTAGGAAAAACACTACTACATAATGGCTAAAAAACTTACAAGGACTAAATTGGTTAAAAAGCTAGATACAATATTTAGCCAATATATTAGGCAAAAAAATGCTGTTGATGAAATAGCCACTTGCTTTACTTGTGGTAAACAAGACCATTGGAAAAAGCTACAAAATGGACACTTTCAAAGTAGAAGGCATTACTCAACAAGGTGGGATGAAATGAACTGTCAAGTACAATGCTCAGGCTGTAATGTTTTTAAATTTGGTGAGCAGTTCTTATTTGGTCAAAATCTAGACAATAAATTTGGACAAGGAACTTCAAGAAGATTACACATTAAAGCACAACAAACAATTAAACTGGCAGACTTTGAATTGGAGGATATGATAATAAATTACAAAAATTTTGTAGATAGGATGTAAATTCATACATTTGATTGTTCTGTTTTTATTACTAGAGAAGGGGTTGATGTTAAAATCGCCCCTTTTTTTTTGATTAAAAACACTAAGTTGTTAACTTTTTTGTTTATATTCGTATAAGTAAGAACCTAAAAGACAGACACTAATGGAATTAAATTGGAAAGATGGTACTACAACCAAGATTGTAGACGGAGAAATTCTAACAGTAAATAATCCAAGGGATTTGACACAAGATAAAAAGCTAAGGCAAGAGATTAAACAGCTAGAAGAGCAGTTACTCTGGGCTACAAAAAATTCTAACGGATTTAAACAAATGGCTATTTATCAGGAAATAGACAAAAGAAAATCTATCTTAATAAATATTAAATGATGGGGGATATCTACCGTACTCACGAATACAAGAACGAAAGAATTAGAGCTTTAATGAAAAGAGTAGAACAGCTAGAAGATGGACAACAGGTGAAAGACCTTGTGGCTCATTGTGAGTTCTTAGAAGCTCAAGTTCTGGTCTTACACCAAGACATTGCTAATATTCACTTTAATCAAACAGTAGGATGGACAGAGACAAACTCGTAGAGTTGTACAAGAAGTACGACTTACAATCTTCAGATGTATTTAAACATCAACATTTTGTAATTATTACTCGCAGTGGTATTGATAAAATACAAGCCATTGAAAATATAGACATTAATTATGAGGTAATCAGGTGCGAACCTAACTATGCGGTTTTTAAAGCCAATGCAGAAAAAGAGGGTGCAAAAATACAAACCTTTGGATCTGCTTTAAAAGGTGATACTTTTAAGGATGGAAATTGCAATAGCTGGTACGTTGCTGAAATGGCTGAAAAAAGAGCTATGAGCAGAGCTGTTTTAAAGCTCACAGGATTTTATGAGTTAGGCGTTTTTGGAGAGGACGAATCCGATAGTTTTAAAAAACAATAATTAAATAAACACAATCAATTATGGGAGCAATTATCAATGCATCAATTAATGTAACAAAGTTACCAAAGGAAAAATTTATCGCGGGAAAAGATGGCGCGGTCTGGTATAATTTTACCATCTCAATCAATGATGACACAAGATTTGGGAACAACGTAGGTCTGCAAGATGCAAGAACCAAAGAAGAAAGAGAGGCAGGAGTAGCTAATCACTATTTTGGAAACGGCAAGGTGGTCTGGATTAAAGACGCTCAAGGTAACAAAGGTCAGATTACACTAGCCGAAAGAGAAGAGAAGGCAGAAGATGCTAGAGCAGCAGTTTCAAGAGATGATTCGGATTTGCCATTTTAGTAAATCTACTTTATTTAACAAAGGAAAAGCTATGGGTTGTTGTGATTCATAGCTTTTTTTTTAAATTGATCCAATGACAAAGAAACAAACAGAACACAATAACAGAATGCAATTAATTGAAAACGATTGCTTAGTAAATACCAAAGAAAAAATTGACTACCCTCCAGTAGCATTATCGTTTGGTGAGAAATTGATTAAAAACCCAAAGGGGGATTCGTTATTACCAATACCAATAGGTACATATGGAAACCTTAGCTGTGTTAGCGCACCACCTAAAACCAAGAAAACATTTTTCATATCTTTACTTGCATCGGTGTATTTAAGTGGAAGCAACATATATGGTGGTGATATATTAGGACATAGAGATAAGGGAAACCTAATACATTTTGACACCGAACAAGGACTTTGGCATTGTCAGCGAGTATTTAAAAGGGTCTACGATATGGATTCTAAAATAGACACGGATATTTATCACACGTTTGGCCTTCGTGCGGTGGGTTATAAGGAACGATTAGAGTTCATTGAGTATTATCTATCGGAAAAAATAAATACTCCCTCTCTGGTCATTATTGATGGAATTGCCGATCTTGTGTCGGATGTCAACAGTTTAGAAGAGTCCAATGCTGTAGTTCAAAAGCTAATGCTATGGTCAGCTAAATTTAATTGCCACATTATAAATGTGATCCATCAAAACTATGGAACCGCTAAAATGACAGGACACCTAGGCTCTTTTTTGGAGAAGAAATGCGAGACACACATTGAATTAGAGGCTAATACTGCTAACAAAGAATGGGTAACAGTAAAATGCAAGAGAAGCAGAGGATATGCTTTTGAAACGTTTAGTTTTAAAGTTAATGAATTGGGGTTGCCTGTTATTGTGCAAAATATTTATGATCCACTAAAGTAAAATGAAAAAAGACGTAATTAGTTTAATAGCTGAAAAACACAATACTTGGGTTGACATTGTTTCAACCTTTGGATGTACCAAGAGAATAGCTGAAGACATTACGCAGGAAATGTACATTAAGATACATTTTCAATTAGAAAAAGAGGACAATAACATAATGTACAATAACGAGATAAATTACTACTATATATTTAAAACCTTAAAAACCTTATTTCTTGACCTTAAAAGAAAACATAAAAATATTAGTATTATTTACCTAGACGATTATGTAAGGGATCACGGAGAAACTCATTACTCACCTAGTGATGTAAATTACGAAGATGCATATGCTGTCATTGAAAAAAAACTAAACACAATGTATTGGTACGACAGGAAAGTGTTTGAAATAATAAATGGAGGAGAAAGCATTGCAGAATTTTCCAGAAAGTCAAAAATCAAATATTACTCACTTTATTTTACTTATAAAAAAGTCGAAGAAAAATTAAAAAAATTATTATGAAGCTAGGTAACATTATTTTTTATATCACTAAATATACAGGCATAAAATTGCTGGTTGAAACCTACCATTCTTTTAGAGGAACAAAATGCAATTGTGATAAAAGAAGAAAAAACCTTAACGACTTAAAGATAAAAAGATGGTGAAATTCAATGAAACAGACTATAAAGATTGGGAGCAGTTTAGATTGGGAGAAAACAAGGACGTTATCAGCCCAAGAGAGTTTGAATTGGTTTGTAACCTACACTCGCGATATTTCAAGCATACCTATTATAAGCCGTGTACTTGTAGCCCGAAAACAATAAATAAATGGATTAAAGATTTAAACCTAGTTTGGACTTATACAAGAAATGGGGATAAATAAAGTTCATCAGTGGGAACAGGCCATTGTCTTACTTTTAAATTCTGAGGGTTGGGATTTAAAATGGTCAGGTGAAGGCTTTTCTCGTTACGATGCCGTTGGAAAGACTCCAAAGGGATTTGATTGCGTAATAGAAATGAAATTTCGCAATAAGCACTACGATACTAAAATGCTTGAAAAAGACAAGTATGATGCTTTGATGAGGCTCGACAAGGATATTATAAAAATATTTTACGTCTTTGATCCTAAAGGGAATTTTTTGTACTACCTCAACACGTTAAAGCTACCTAAGCCAGTAAAAAAATATTGTCCAGACACTACGATGTGGACTAAAAAAAAGGTGTTAAAAGAGGTTTACTTGCTAGAAGAAAACGGTGCTGTGGTTATTAATCTAAATTTTCACAAAGAATAGTTGTGAACTATTTTGTTTATAACTTTTAATGTTGTATCTTTAAGTATAATCAAAAACAGAACAAATGACAAATAAAGACGCATTCACATATGGTGAAATTATTGGTGAGCTAATGGGTTTAGAAACTTTATACCTTAAGGGTGATGAAGAAAAACAAATGCTACAAGCCACTATCAGCAAAATGGAATCACTTTTTAATAGTTTAAATAAATAAGAAATGGAATACAGAACGCAAGAACAAGCCATTGAGATTTACAAAGAAACCTACGATGGTAATTGGAAAGCAGCAAAAGTAAAGCTAAACGGATATGGATTCCATTACTGGGAATTTATAGATAAAATTGATAGCTATCATCAGGAAATGGGGGTTTCAGAAAAATACCGACTTGAAATACTAAGGACATTATCTCATTTGATATGAGATTAAGCCGTGAATCCCTTTTATACATAAGGGAGCAAATAGAATTACACACCGAGATTGACCCAAGCCTTACAGATGTGATTATCACATACCAAATACAAGACACTGGTAAGCCAAAAAAATTTTTACATTTATCCATAAAACTAACATAGTATGAGTCTAGTAGACGATTTAACAGCAGAATTAATTCGCTTAGAACATCAGTTACAACAATCTGAATATCAATTAGAACAGGTTAAACAAGAGTTAATCGAATCCAAGAGACATACCTATGTTGGACAGACTCACGGTTTATACGCTAGTGATGGTGAGCTTACAATAGAATATGGAGACAACCAATTTGTAGTAATGGCGACTGACCAATTATTTCAAGATTTGCCTGGAATTGTCAACCTATGTTTGACAGAACAAAGTAAAATGCAAGAAGAAACATTGCAAAGAATTAAAAATGAGCTAGGAGAATTATGATACTTCTGGTAGATGCTGACAGTTTAATATTTGCGAGTTGCTATCAAAAAAGGGAAACACCTGAAGATGACCCATATCACTCAGACATATCAAAAGCACGTAACAAATTTGATGAGCAGTTTATGAGAATTGTAAATCACTTAGAGGATATGTATTCAATTGATAAGGTCATTACGTTTAGCGGATCTAGAGGAAACTTTAGAAAGTTAATATCAAAAAAATACAAAGCAAACAGAAGTTATTCTAATTTACCTCCTTTATTGAATGAGATGCACGAGTACGTTAAAAAACAATACGATAGCATCTATGGATATGGAGTAGAAACTGACGATATGGTGGCTAGGTATTGGTATAACATCGCTAAAGACATAGGACGTGACGAGGTTATGATTGTAAGCATAGACAAGGACTACAAACAGTTTCCTTGTCTGATGTACAATTACCACTATAAACACAAAGAGGTTTACGATATAAGCGAGGAACAGGCTTTGTATAACTTCTACGAGCAGATGATAGCAGGAGACACCGCTGATAATGTGAATTACTTTAAAGGTAAGGGCAAGAGGTTTGCAGAAAAATATTTTGCTGAATGCCAAACTAAATATCAGTATACTAGAAAGCTATATGAATTGTTTAAAGAAAAATACAAATCAAAAGCAAAAGAAAAGTATAGCGAATGCTATCACCAATTGAAATTAAGGATTGACTAATGAAGAAAAAGAACCCTACACCATTAGAGATAGCTAAGGCTGCTTCTGATGTTTTTAACATAGATATATTCGATAACCAAAGAGGACATTTTCACGTATATGCAAGAGCTTTGGTATGTTGGATTATGAGAGACAAGTTACAAATGAGATGGACATACATTGCGGAATGGTTTCAAGAAAACGGAAAACATATGAATCACTCCACAGCAATGCATCTGGTTAAGATGTACCCCAGCTATAGACAAAAGAATATTAAAATACGTAAATTAGAAAAAAGATTCTATTTTACTGAAAACGTGAATTTTGATGAAATTGACAAAATTGAATATCTAGAAAAAAAATACTTTAAACTAGAGTCAGATTATTTAGAACTAAATAAAAAACTAAAAAATCCTCTGGTAAACTTAGTGCTAGATGTGCCAACAAATAAATCATCAGAAATGAAAAACAGAATTAAAATGATAAAAAGTGCTTGGAGCTAAATGCACTATATATGAGGGGAGCGCGGAAAGTTTTTGTGCTAGGAGTAGGCAAGGATTTAAATGTTCCCCTTATACATAAAGAAAAGAGAGGGGCAGTTTACTATAAATTAATCCTTTGAAGGGAAACACTTTTGGTTAAATACAAGCTGACCCCTCTTTTTAATATTTACAATATGAAATTTATACCATACGAGTACGATTTAAAAAAGGAATACTTTGAAAAACTCAAAGAGCAACGCAAGGAAAAAAAAGCAAATAAGCTAAGAGCATTTGGCACACCTAAGAAAAAAAAGAAATGATACTAACAACAATTCAAGCGTTCATCTTTATTATTTACATTGCGTTTCTGTATTACAGATTTCGCAAACCATTACCGTCAATTTCACAGTCTTGGTATGATTTACCAAAGCCAGTTAACAAACTATTCACTTTGTTCTGTTGGAGCATTGGTATAGCTATGATATTTCAAGGGGGGAATGCTTGGTTTTTTATGTCGGGTTCTGGTTTGTGCTTTGTAGGGGCTGCAACGTCCTTTCTATCTAAAGGAGCAAAGACAAACATCGTTCATTATTTAGGAGCAGCGGTAGGTATTAGCTGCGCCTTGTTTGGTTTATGTTTTCAATATAGTATCTACCTTCCTATGTGGATATTTATATTAGGAACTTCCATAATAATCCTATTACCTAAAGTGATTAACAAAATTTGGTTCATTGAGATATTAGCCTTTATTGTTATTGTGATAGGTTTATTTTTAAGACCATAAAAACAAAAAAATTAAATACGTTATATAATTATGATACAAAAAGTTAAGATTACCGAGATTTTCTCAAATTCCACTAATCCTAGGACGATACAAAAGGATAAGTTTAAAAAATTATGCAATAGCATAAAAGAATTTCCAGAGATGCTAAAGCTAAGACCAATTGTGGTTAATAGTGAAATGGGTATACTTGGCGGAAATATGAGGTACAAGGCTTGTCAAGAAATTGGACTCAAAGAGGTTTACATAATTAAAGCTGAAAACTTTACTGATGATCAGATACAAGAGTTTATAATAAAAGACAATGTCGGGTTCGGAGAATGGGACTGGGACATTTTAGCAAACACTTGGGATGTTGAAAAGCTAAATGAATGGGGACTTGAAGTTCCAAGCATTGAGGATTTTACTGGTGTTGAAGAGCAAGAAATAGAATTTAGCGAGTATCTAGACGAAGCTCACAACTATGTTGTTTTACTATTTGACTCAGACGTTGATTGGTTAAGTGCTCAAACTCATTTTAACATAAAGTCCGTTCATTCTATGAGAGCAAACGGAAAGCCTTGGTCTAAGGGCATAGGAAGGGTGCTGGATGGTGCTGAATACTTAAAGGGTATAAAGGATGTCTAACATATACATACCCTCTTACAATCGTTCTGAATCTGTCAAGACTTATGAATATTTTGGATGTGGTCAAATCATAGTGCCGAAAAGTCAAGAAAAGGAATACAAGAAAAGATATGGCAATGCTGTAAAAAGCATACCTGATAGCAGAGACGGCTCTGTTTCTAAAAAAAGAAATGCAATACTAGATCTGATAGAAGAAGAACAAGAGGATGGTTATGGATGGATCATAGATGATGACTTAGTAAAAATAAAGAGAAAAAAAGAAGCTAATTACTTAGAGCAAGAAGAGTCACTAGAGTTATTAGATAAAATACATCTAATGGCAAAAGATATGAAAGCTACTTACGCAGGTGTTGATTATTCACTTGATAATAAAAAAAGAATGGACTTTGAACCATTTTCTCTTAAAAAACCAATTTTTGGAGCAACATTAATCTATGCTAAAGATGGGTTAAAATACGACGAGAGATTTAAGATAAACGAAGACGTGGAGTTCTGGATACAAAAGCTAAACCTCAACAGAAGGATTTTAAAAGACAACCAATATGCAATGGTGTTCTTTGGTGAAGATGGCGGAAAAGATAGCGTAATCGGTTACAGCAATGATGACAGAAGGGTATATGCTACTATGCTAAACAATAAATGGGGAAAGAAGATAATGAACTGGAAAAAGACAGGATTTCAATTTGACAATCCAATTAAGGGGGTATGAAAATATATGCACCAAGTTTTAAGAGAGCTAACGGAGTAAAGACTCACAAAATTATTCCAGAAGTAATTTATTGCGTACACGAATTTGAAGCTGAAGAATACAAAAAACTCGGTTACAATATTCAGGTTATGCCAGATAGCGTAAAAGGTAATATAGCAAGAGTAAGAAATTACATACTTGAAAACTACACAAAACAAAAGTGCTTAATTATAGATGATGATATCGAGGCTATTAAAAGGTGGAACTTAAAAGATGGAAAACCTAAGCAAGAAAAAATAGAAAACATACACGAATGGATTGAGCAATGCTTTAATATGGCTGAAGAAAGTCAAGCAAGACTATGGGGGGTTAATATACTAGGTGACAAAGGAAGCTATAGAGAATACTCACCAATCAGTTTTACAAATACTGTTTCAGCTTCTTTTATGGGATTTTTAAATAATCAACTTAGATTTGATGAAAGGTTGCCTTTAAAAGATGATTATGACTATTGCCTACAAAACCTTGACAGATATAGAAAAATACTAAGATTCAACTATGCTTGTCTGGTTAAGAAAGATCACGGAAACTTAGGGGGGTGTGCTGATTACAGAACAATGAGCAGAGAAAAGGATCAATTAAATTTACTACAAAAGAAATGGGGCAAGAAAATTGTGAAAATAGATACTACTCAAAGAGGTAAGAAAACAAAAAACTTTGATCTTAACCCCATTATAAAAGCTCCAATAAAAGGAATCTAATATGAACAAAACCGAACAACATAAAAAAGGAATGCTCGAAGCGTTAGAGAAATCGCTAGGAGTAGTTACTACTGCTTGTAAGAAGATGGGCGTAGGAAGAACACAGTTTTACCATTGGTTAAAAGAAGATCAGGAATTTAGGGAACAAGTTGAAGAAATAGAGAACATCGCTTTAGATTTTGCAGAGTCTCAATTGCATAAACAAATTGGAGACGGAAGTACAAGTGCTACTATATTTTACCTAAAAACAAAAGGCAAGAACAGAGGATACATTGAGCGTCAAGAAATAACAGGAGCAGATGGAATGCCTACTAACTTTCAAATAGAAATCATTGATTCCATTAAAAATAAAGACTAATGTCGTATACAAGCATTTAGTTGAGAACCAAAAAAAGATTGTAGTTGAGCAAGGCGGTACAAGGTCTGGAAAAACCTATAACATTATACTTTGGATTATATTCGAGTATTGCACAAGGAATAACAATAAGATTATTACGATATGCCGAAAAACCTTTCCTAGTTTAAGAGCTACCGTATTGCGTGATTTTATGTCTATACTGCAAGGCAATAAAATATATAACGAAAAATACCATAACAAGTCTAATTCGGAATACCACTTATTCGGAAACCTTGTTGAGTTCATATCCTTAGATCAACCCCAAAAAATTAGAGGACGTAAAAGAGATTTACTATTTGTAAATGAAGCTAACGAACTATATTTTGAGGATTGGCAACAATTGCTATTTAGGACTCAAGAAAAAATAATAATAGATTTTAACCCATCTGACGAATACCATTGGATTTATGATAGGGTGATTCCCAGAGAGGACTGTGCTTTTTTTAAGACGACATACCTTGACAATCCATTTGTTGAGGATTCTATAATACAGGAAATTGAAAGGCTTAGAGATACAGACGATCAATATTGGCAAGTTTATGGACTTGGCGAAAGGGCGGCTAGTCGTAGTACTATTTTTAAATACTTTGAGGTAAACAGAATACCTGAACAAGCAAATCTTATTGCTTATGGTATGGATTTTGGATACACTAATGATCCTACTACTTTTGTTGCTGTATACACAGAGGGATACAATTTATATGTGCAAGAGCATCTTTATAGAACTCAGATGACAACTCAAGACATTAACGTGTTTTTGAGAGAACAGAATTTATCTAGCAATCCTATTTACGCCGATAGTGCAGAGCCTAGATTAATTAGTGAATTGAGAAGAATGGGACATAACATATTGCCTAGTATAAAGGGACGAGACTCTGTTAATGCTGGAATCGATTTACTTAAACGGTACAAGATTCACATAGTTAGTTCTTCAACAAATGCTATAGCAGAGTTCAGGGCTTACAAATGGAAAGAAGACAAAGCAGGTATGCTGGTAAATATTCCAGAGGATAAAAACAATCATATTATTGACCCTTGTCGATATGCTACTTATTCTATATTGTCTAGACCCAATTTTGGTAAGTACACTCTGCATTAAAATAAGTTGTGAACGATTTTGTTTATAACTTTAAAAGGTGTATATTTAAGTATTAATAAAAACAGACATATGAAAACATTTAAAAAGTACAGTCAAAACTTAAAGAGGGTTGGCAATGAAATTAAAAGTTACAATACAATTGTCGCGAGGATCGAAGGCAATGACTTACTTCAGTTAGGTTATTGGTCACAGACCACACAAAAGCACATTAATTATGTAGCTGATGAGTTAGACCTAATTTTAATCAAAGAATAATATGGAGACTGAAAAGCCCTCAAAACCACTATCCTCTTACGTGGCCTCAATCAATAATAACCTAATGCAAATAATTAAGTAATGGAGTTTGAATTTATATACGGAAGCGAAACAGTTGAGGTCATTGGTACAATTGGTTATTCTGGAGACGAAGGTAATTATGATACTCCTGCCTACTATGAGGCTATCTATGACCCTAATGACTTAGAGATTACAGTAAGTGGGGAATACGATTCATACTCAGTTCAATGGGAAAGATTAGCAGAAGACTTAAAGTTTAAGATTGTTAAAGAGATAGAGGAAAGGATTTAAGTGCACGACATATGAGTAGATTATAAAGGCGGTCAGAAATGGCTGCCTTTTTTTATTTAGATTTACTACTATAAAAATAAACATAAATTACGTTATATACATATGGCAATTAAAATTGAAATACCAACATCGTTAAAAGATATAACCCTTAGACAATACAAAAAATTTCTAAAGGCTGAACAAATGGAAAAAGAGGAAAGGCTTTTAAATGCAAAGCTAATCCAGATCTTTTGCAATGTTGAGATAAAGGACGTAATGCTATTACAGGTTAATGATGCAGAAGACATAGCAAAAATGATATCCGACATATTTGATCAAAAACCTAAATTAGTAACAAGGTTTAAATTAAACAATATTGACTATGGATTTCAACCTCAATTAGACGATTTAACATTAGGTGAGTATATAGACCTAGACACCTTCATAGGTGATTGGGAAAATATGGAAAAGGCAATGAACGTTCTATACAGACCAGTTATTGTAAAGATGAAAGAAAAATACTCTATTGACAAGTACGTTATTGAAAACGATGATTTACTTCTGGATATGCCTATGGATGCAGTGATGTCCTCAATTTTTTTTTTGTGGAATTTAGGGCTAGACTTAGCGAGAACTATGACGAACTCTTTGGACAATCAGGAAAAGATAGCTTTGACTCAGCATCTCAATTCTCAGCAAAGTGGGGTTGGTATCAATCAATTTACGGACTCGCTCAAGGCGATGTTACAAGATTTGAAAATATCACTGAATTGAATCTACACACCTGTCTTATGATGTTGGCCTTTATGAAAGAAAAAAACGAGTTAGAAGCAAAACAAATTAAAAAGAATTTCAAATGAGCAACCAAGGCGTAAGGGGTTTTTACCAATTAACTGAAACAATAAAGACTGAGCTTCTACAAGATCAGAATATAAACACGGTTACTACAGGTGACATTACTGATGTTAATTTAAACAAACAGGACATATTCCCCCTTGGACATATTATAATCAATAACGTGGTAGATGAGGAGCAGACACTAACGTTTAATATAACTATTCTAGCCTGTGATATTGTTAACCAATCCAAAGAACCAACTGCTGACAGGTTTAGGGGAAACAACGATGTGCAGGATATATTGAACACTCAACTCGCTGTGCTTAATAGATTGACTCAAAGGCTAAGAATGGGTACTCTACATACAGATATGTATCAACTAAATGGAAACCCTAACCTCACTCCATTTTATGATAGGTTTGAGAATCAACTAGCAGGATGGTCAGTTACTATGGATGTGATGATTTACAATGATATATACATCTGCTAATGAACTTTCAAAACCTTGACGATATACTAGAAAAGTATGCTAAATACGTAGTGCAACAATCTAGATCAAATCTTACTAAAGACAACAAAGGAGCTGGGCCATTGTATAACTCAGTTTCTTATGATATTGAAATAGAGGCGAAAAATTTCTTGGTAAACTTCTTAATGGAGGACTATGGGGCTTTTGTAGATAAAGGTGTAAAAGGAAAGACATCTACTTACCCACAAACTTCTGCTGCTTTATCCCAGTTTCAATACGGAAGTGGAACAGGGCCAAGAGGAGGATTAACTGCTGGTATTAACAAATGGCTTAGACAAAAGCAATTTCAATGGAAAGACAAAAAGACTGGCCGTTTTTTATCGTATCAGTCTATGAGCTATTTAATATCGAGAAGCATATATAACAAAGGGTTAAAAGCCAATCTATTTTTTAGTAAGCCATTTGAGGCTGGATTAAATAGACTACCTACTGAAATGCTTGAAGCTTTTAGCCTTGACATAGAAAACGCAATAATACTAGGAACAAACAATTAAATTATGCCAACTAATTACGGTTTAAGAAGCCCACTATATTCCCAAGCAACTACGGGAAACAGTTTAATAAAATCTGCAAAGCTATCATTGAATATTAGTGGTACATTGATTTATGCTATCGTAAAAGATGTGACAACTGGTGTGCCAGTAACCTTTGAAATTGCTGAACTGCTTAGAGACTATTTGCAGGTAACATTTAGTGAAACCTTTGCGACTCCTGTACCACAGAAAATCACATTTACATCAACCATAACTTTTTACTCAGCGATAAACGCGGGAGGCAGCGCCGTGGGTTCTCCTGTGACTACATTGGGCGGTGATGGATACGAGGGTTATAGCCTTTTTATTGATGGGACAAACTCATCTATTCCATATCGTAACAGGTCTGCGAGTGCGGCTACTTGGTTACTGGCAGAAAAGACACCTGCAACAGCGGCTACAAACGATGACTTCGTGATATTTGTTCCTGAAGGTTTTTCAGGTTTTGCAGGTTTTATGGCTGCGAATGGGGTCATCAGTTATCAGGCTTACAGCACAACAGACACAACCAAAACAGTTGACAGCATACTCTTAACTATCAATAGAATAAGTTGCACAAAATACGGTGCTGGAACGAAGGTCACTTTTGTAAACAGATTCGGGGTGTTACAGGATTTATGGTTTTTCCTTAAAGAAGTCAAGACAATGGCTAAAACAAAAGAAAACTATAAGGCTAATACTTTAGCTTATGCGGCTGATGTGGCTGCACCTACTTACTCACAGTCAGACCCAACGGTTAAAATACTAAACACACAGGCCAAACAGAGTCATATTCATTCAAGTGGTTACTATCCTGAGTTTGCAAATAAATACTTTGAGGAGCTATTATTAAGCGAGAACGTATGGATAACTAGGGAAAGAATCCAACAACCAAACACGCCTGAGATTATTCCTGTTGTGGTTAAAAATTCCACTATGACATACAAGACCTCAGTAAATGATAGGTTAATAGAATACACTATTGAGTTTGAAGATGCCTTTGACTATATAAATAACGTAAGATAGATGCAGCAGTTACAGCTATATATTGAGAGCGATAGGCTCGATTTGTTTAAGGACGAAACGGTTTCACTTACCCAGACCATTCAAAATGTCAAGGATGTGGCTAAGGTATTCACAACTTTTTCAAAGACCTTCTCTGTACCTGCTAGTAAAACAAACAACAAGATATTCAAGCACTATTACAATTTTAATATTGTAAACGGCTACGATGCACGTAAGAAAAAAGTAGGTAGAATAGAACTAAACACTTTACCGTTTCAAAGCGGCCTTATTAAGCTGGAGGGGGTTACTTTAAAAAACAACTTAGCACACACTTACAAGATTACCTTCTTTGGAAATACGGTTGAATTGCCTGACATTATAGGTGACGATGGGCTGGGTTCTTTAGCTTTTAGTAATGCTAAATATGATTTGACTTATAACGCTTCAGGTATATTGGCTAAATTACAACAAGCATCAGGTTCAGGGGCTTATATTATCACGCCATTGATAACACATACTGACCAGCTATATTTTAAGCAAGGTGAAGACATAGCAGATAGTGATAATTTATGGCCAGGCGGTAGTGCAGTAAAGGGTGTGGATTTTAATCAGCTAAAGTATGCGCTAAGGCTTTATGAAATCATAGAAGAGATTGAATTAAAATATACCGTTGCAAATGGCTATGCGAATAACATAGTTTTTTCACGGGATTTTTTCAATACAGGAAATCCAGTCTTTTATAATCTCTATATGTGGCTACACCGTAAAAGTGGAGCAGTAGAACCACCAACACAGGTAACTACATTTGAGACAGGAGTAGTTGGGTGGACTGGTTCGCCTAGTCAAATTATAATGGGATATTCCACTATTACAATTCCATCTATTCTCGTAACAGGTTCAAACAAAATATTATTAAGTAACATTACTGCAACACCAAACACCAGTTCAGCTGCAATACCTTATATCTTAATTTTAAATTTAAACGGAACGCCAGTATTTACTTCAACAGAAGCAGCAGGTACAAGAACTTTTGTTACTCCTTTCTTAGTTTCAAACGGTGTTTACAGTGTAACTATAAGACACCAAGTAGGTCTATTTTTTACTTCTGTTTCTTGGAACATAACAGGTGAAATAGGTGGTACGTCTTATAATGATACAGTAGTAAAAAACAACTTGTCTGCTGCAGCAACATTTGATTTTCAAGTTCCAAGTCAAATACCTGACATTTCGATTATGTCGTTTCTTACTGGACTTTTCAATATGTTTAGCTTAGTGGCTTATGTTAATGACTCAGGCACAATTGTAGTAAGGCCATTAGAGGCTCCTACTGTTGACTTTAGTTACTATCTTGAAGAGGACATAGATGGCGAAGAAGGCCCTATAAACTATAACATCTCAGAATACACAGACACGACTCAAAGCGAGGTAAACATAGCTTTACCCTACAAAGAGATTATATACGCTTACGAAGGCACTGGGACGTATCTAGCGAAACAACACAATCAATTATTCGGTAGTGAATGGGGCGCTTTGAAATATATTGGTGGCACTGATAGAGATGGCCAAGGCGGAGTAAACTTAAACGCATCAACAGAAACATATAAAGTCATAGTACCTTTTGAACATATGAAATTCGAGAGGTTGATAAATGTTGGTACATCCGCAAATAATCCTACAACTATTCAATGGGGGTACTCAGTAAATGAGAACCAAGAACCATACATAGGTAAGCCACTTATATTTTATGGCATAAGACAATCAGGCGGGTTTAACCTTAGTTTTCAAAACAGTCTTAGTTCAAGAACCATTACCAATAGCTATTGGATTCCATCTAATGCTTTATTTCAAGCATCATCGAGCGGTAAACAAAACATCAATTTTAATAATGAGTTAAACGAATATCAATTTGGCTCTGATCAATTTACATCTACGCTTTTTGCTGTGTATCATAGTGAGTATATTATCGATGTATTTAACCAAAGCCGAAGGATTACACAGGTAACATCATTTTTACCTCTAAGGATTACATATAATCTTAAACTTAACGACACCTTTACAATCAACTCAAAAATTTATAGAATCAACTCCATTACTACTGACCTACAAAGTGGCAAGAGTAAAATGGAATTACTAAATAAGGTATGATAAAGAACATAATTGATTTACTCCAGATTGCAGATGGAGAAACGGAAAACATAAGAATTGCACAAGGAAAGAACGCTTTGCCTAAAGACTTGAAGGGTGCTTATAAAATTATTAAAAACACGATAAAATGGCAGTAGTAAAAGAATTTACCTTAAACATATCCACTGCGGAAGCCCAAGCTAATGTAGAGGAATTGAATGCTTCTTTTCGTGCTCAAGAAAGTTTAATAGAGGGGTTAAAATCTGAACTAGAATCTTTTGAAAAAGAACTCAGTCAAACCACTAAAACAGAATTTGCAAGGAGAAAGTCTTTAAACAATCAAATAAATGAAACAAAAACAAAATTAGTCGAAGAGGTTGATGGCTTAAAAAATGTAACCAAAGAAAGAAAGAAAGCTAATGAAACTCTAAAAGAATCGGAAGAAAACGCGGCTGATTATGGTGGGGTTCTTGGAATGATTGATGCTAAAACTGGTGGTCTTATTTCTGGATTAGGCGGAATGAAAACATCAATAATGGCTGCCACAAAAGGGTTTAACCTGATGAAAGTTGCTATTATAGGGACGGGTATTGGCGCTTTATTAATTGGTATACTGGCTATCGGAAAAGCCTTTACAAGTTCAGAAAAAGGACAGAATCAGTTTAATAAGTTGATGGCAGTGATGGGCTCTATCGTAGATGTGTTTACAGATAGACTAGCATCTTTAGGTAGCTTTTTAATTGATTTATTTACAAGCCCTTTAGAAACCTTAAAAAACTTCGGAAAAGGGATACAGGATTTTGTAATGGACAAAGTAGACCTAGCAATAGAGAGTCTGGGTTTTATGGGTTCTGCTATTTCTAAACTTTTTAGCGGAGATTTTAGTGGGGCATTAGTAGATGCTGGAACGGGAATTGTCGGACTAAATAAGGCTCTGAATCCTGCTGTAATTTTAACAGATGCTTTAGTAAATTCTACAAAAAACTTAATCAATGAATTATCTGAAGAGTCGAGAATAATTGCCAAAGTATCTGACCAAAGAGCAGAAGCAGATAAGCTAGATAGGCAAATTATTTTAGATAGAGCAAAAGCAAATAGAGACAGAGCAGACTTGCTAAACAAAGCAGTTGATAAAGAAACTTTTACTCTAGAACAACGTATTGGTTTTTTACAAGAAGCTGGAAGGTTAGAAGATGAAATAACAGGAAAGGAAATTGCTGCTGCTCAATTAAGATTAGATGCTAGAATAGCTGAAAATTCATTAGGTGAAACAACTAAAGACCAAGCTGATGAAGAGGTTAGATTAAAGGCTGAACTGATAAATCTGGAAACAGCTAAATTACAAAAAGATAGAGAGGTCACGGCACAGGTAATTGCATTAAAAGCTGAAGAGGCTGCGGCAATAGTAGCAGCAGATAACCTTGTTGCTGCAAATAAAAAAGAAATAGAGGATGCTGAAAAGGTAAGGATACAAGAATTAGATAATCTCAAAAAAACAATACGAGATGAAACAGCACTTTTTGAAAGTGAAAGAAGAGCTTTAGAGCTAGTTAAAATACAAGAACATTACGATGCTTTATTAGCCCAAGCCATAGCGGCAAAAGAAATAACTGAAGTTGAGCTGGGAGAAATTGCTGCAGCAGGATTAAAAGCAATAGCAGACAAAAAAGCACAGTTTGATGCCATAGATGTAAAAAGAACTAAAGATGTAGAAAACGCAAAACTTATAGAAAAACAACAGGCTCAAGCTCAGGGAATTGCTTTAATAGGTGAGTTAGGTGGAACCTTACAGGCAATAGCTGGAGACAATAAAAAACTAGCCATTGCTGGAGTTATTGCAACTCAAGCTGGAGCAGTAGCTCAAATAATATCAGCAACAGGTATAGCAAATGCTAAAGCAGCAGCAATTTCTCCTGCAACTGGTGGTATGCCTTTTGTAGCTATGAACTCTATTTCCGCAGGTCTTGGCATCGTTAGGTCTGTATCTAGTGCTAGGACAGCTATTGCAAATATTAAAGCAGGGGCATCACCATCGCCAGGCTCAACTAATGCAAGAGTACCAACACCAGCAGCTCCTGCGACACCACCTGATTTTAATGTAGTTGGTGCAAGTAACACAAATCAACTAGCAGATGCAATAGGTTCACAAACCAATCAACCTGTTAAAGCCTTTGTAGTAGCCAGTGATGTAACAACAGCTCAAAGTCTGGAAAGAAACATAATCACAGGTGCAACAATTTAATAAATACAAAAAATCAATTTAATTACGTTATATAGATATGAGAATAGTTGAACTAATACTAGACGAGGAGCAAGAAGAAAGTGGCATTGAGGCTATTTCCATTGTTGAAAGCCCTGCAATAGAATCTGATTTTGTCGCCCTAAGTGCTGAAGAAATTAAACTGGCTGAGGTTGATAAGGAAAAAAAGATACTGCTTGGTGCTTTGTTGATACCTAACAAACCCATCTACAGAAATGGTGATGAAGGCGAGTACTATATTTTCTTTTCAAAAGACACCATAGTTAAGGCATCACAGATGTACTTAAAAAATGGTTATCAAAATAAATCAACCTTAGAACACGACCAAGCACTTAACGGCCTAACCCTAGTTGAAAGTTGGATCGTTGAAGACGAGGTAATGGACAAGTCAAGAAAATACGGACTTAATGTGCCAGTGGGTACGTGGATGGGTGCTGTAAAAGTTAACAACGATGAAATATGGCAAGAGTATGTTAAAACAAATAAGGTTAAAGGCTTCTCAATTGAGGGTTACTTTGCTGACAAAATGGGAAAACCTAAAGAAGAGGCTAAAGAGGACTTATCAAAAGATGAAAAGCTACTTAATGAAATAGTAAACATTTTAATTTCAGAAAATGAGACAAAATAACAGCGCAAATGATAAAAACTTTATAGGCAGTAGAACCTCACCTAAAGGCAGCGGCAGGGCCTGTCTATGTTGGGATAGCAATACCTACTCTATATCGTGTTGTGACGGGTCTATGAGGGCTCAGGGGATAGGTGTTATCACTAGAATCTAAATGAAAATACAAAATTGAACTTTAATTACGTTATATATATATGAAATCAACTGAAATGATCAACCAAATCAAAACGCTCTTAAACATTGAGGTAAAACTTATGGATATGAAGCTAGAAAATGGCACAGTAGTTAGTGCTGAATCCTTTGAAAAAGGCAAAGAGATTTTTATCGTTACAGACGATGAGAAAGTAGCAATGCCTGTTGGCGAGTATATGCTCGAAGATGGAAAATTGCTTGTTGTAACTGAAGAGGGAATGATTGCAGATGTCAGAGAGGTAGCCGACGAGGTTCCTGCTAAAGAAACTGAAGAAGGTGAAGAGATTACTTCTGACTTGGAAAAAGATGGCAAAAAAGAAAGCTATGCTGAAGAAGATGAAATGATGCGAGATATGATGGGTCGCATCCAAAATCTGGAAGATGCAATTGCTGACTTAAAAGGCGATAAGGAATCCAAAATGGAGGAAACAGAAGAAGAGATGTCTGTTGAAAAACCATTAAAGTCTCGTACTATTAAAGAAGAATTTGCAGAAGCATCTGCTGCTCCAATCAAACATAACCCTGAAGGTGAAACTGCTAAGAAAAAAGTAGAATTTGCTAAAGGCAGAATGGGAGCAACAGCAATGGACAGAGTATTAAGTAAATTAAATAAATAAAAAAATCAATGGGAACTTTTAATTATACATCAAACGATGTTGAGTACAACCAAGTAGGTCAATCTTACTACACAGCAACAGGAGACATTTCTGAAGGCGATATAGGAAACGACCACAACGTAGGAACTGATGGTTTGACTATCGGTATTCCAAAAATTACAACAGGGAATTTAGGATGCACAATATTCTTTAGAAATTCAGGTGCAGCAGGAAACAACAAAGTAGTTATTTCGCCTGATGATTCAAACAAAATTGTAGGTGCTGTTACTTTAGCAGGTTCAGTAGTTGTAGCTAGTGGTGTTCTTGGAAAAGACTGGGAAAATACTAAGGCAACATCTATTCAAGGTGACTGGTGTGCTTTAAGAGCAGTGTCTCTTACTGAGTGGTACATCATAGGCTGTCAGGGAATTTGGGCATCAGAAGGATAAGCATTAATTAAATAAATTAAAACGAATATGAGTAATTTAAAAAATGTAGCATTGGCTACAACAACAAATATCACTACTAGCTATGCTGGTGAGTTTGCTGGTGAGTACATCGCAGCAGCTCTACTAAGTGCATCTACTATTGATGATGGCGGACTGACTGTAAAAGCTAACATCTCTTTCAAAGAGGTAATTAAGAAATTGGCAACTGGTAATCTGGTAAGCCCTGCATCTTGTGATTTTGCACCAAACAGTTCTGTAACTCTTACAGAGCGTATCATTCAGCCAGTTGAGCTACAAGTTAACTTGCAATTATGTAAGTACGATTTTGTAAATGATTGGGAAAGTCAATCAATGGGCTATGGATTGGGTCAGGCTTTGCCACCTAAATTCTCTGACTTTATGATTGCTCACGTAGCAAGTGAAGTAGCTCAGAACACGGAGTTTTGTATTTGGCAAGGCGATACGACTGCGGCAAGTAATAACTCGTTTGACGGTTTTGAAAAGATAATTGCAACAGCAGCAGCAGCAGGAGATATTCCAGCAGCTCAACAAGTAACGGCAGCAACTCTTTCAGCAGCAAATATCATTGCTCAAATGAGTTTAGTAGTTGATGCAATTCCAGCAGCACTTTACGGTAAAGAAGATTTATTCCTTTACGTTGGTTCAGCAGCAGCTAAATTCTATGTTCAAGCTCTTGGTGGTTTTGCCGCTCAAGGATTGGGAGCAAATGGTGTTTCAAATATGGGTACTCAATGGTGGAACAACGGAAGTTTGACTATCAACGGTGTTAAAGTATTTGTATGCCCAGGAATGAAGGCTAACAAAATGTATGTTGCTCAACGCTCTAACTTGTATTTCGGTACTGGTTTATTGAATGACACTAATGCTGTGAAGGTTTTAGATATGAGTGATCTTGATGCTTCTAACAACGTGAGAATGGTAATGCGCTTTACAAGCGCTGTTCAATTTGGTGTTGCTTCTGACATCGTTGAATACGCTTAATTCATTAATTAATATTTAGAAAGGGGTGGGTGGTATTAATCCGCTCACCCTTTTTTTTTAAACCTATAAAAAAATAAAATTATGGCTTGTGTATTATCAAAAGGGAGAAAGCTACCCTGTAAGTCCGCTTTTGGCGGCATAAAAGCTGTGTATTTTGCTGACTTCGGTGAGATAACCGCTATCACAATCACTGAAAATACTGGAGAAATTGCATTGACAGCTTCTGGTATTGAATGGTACAAGTATGATGTTAAGGGAAATAGCAGCTTAGAAACAACAGTAACGTCTTCACGTGAAAATGGCACTACCTTTTACACTCAGACTGTAAATCTTACCCTTACATTCTTAGATGCATTGACTCAAGCGCAATTACAAAAAGTAGCTGTTGCTCGTCCTTATGTTGCTGTGGAAGACTATTACGGAAACACATTTCTTTGTGGATACGAAAATGGAATGGAGTTTACTGGAGGAACTGTCGTTACAGGAGCGGCTGCTGGTGACCTTAGTGGTTTTACTTTGACTATGGAAGGTATGGAAGATCGTGCACCTTATTTCATTACTGCTGGGATAGCTACTGCTGACCAAGGAGCTCAAATTGATCCTACTCTAGCAGCTCCACCTGATCCAGAGTAATTTGATTTTAAATTAAAAAATTAAGCCTCCATAATTGGGGGCTTTTTTTTTTGATAAAATGATTCTACAAATAAACCTTTTTTTTACGTTATATAGAGGATGATTATATTAACTACCTCCACAGCGGCACAAACGATATCGGTAATACCTAGACAGTATGATGATAGCGACTTTTCAATGTCTATACGTGACGATAGCACAAATGTCACAGTACTATATCAAAATAAGACAGGAACAACAGTAGGTAACTATCTACAATTTGCTCAGGCATTTTTTCCTGTATTAGTTGAGGCTCATTTCTATGACCTATATTTATACGTTGACTATAATTTCTGGAATACAAATAACAGCTTTTGGAATTTGTATGACATTCTTTGGCAGATTGACTCTGATTACAAAGAGGATATTTTTAGAGATAGAATATTTTGTACAGACCAAGACATCGATCAGCTAAATGATAATGACCATTACCAATTGAACAAAGGTCAATACACTTCCTACAAAGGATTTGATAATACTTATACAGTACGATGAAAAACACACAATTGAGAAACGACAAAGGGCAGTTTAAAAAGGCATCAAAAGTATCAGAGTTTGGCTTTGTAAACCTTAGCACGTATACAAGCCCTCAGATTAAAGAAGTCAATGGCGAAGATTACATTGAGTACGGAGCTGACAATAACTATTTTCAATATCTCATAGACAGATACAATGGTAGTCCAACTAACAATGCGGCTATTAACGGAATTAGTCAAGCTATTTACGGAAAAGGGTTAAATGCTACAAATTCAAATCGTAAGCCTAATGAGTATGCTCAGATGGTTTCCTTATTTAAAAAGGATGTGGTAAGAAAATTATGTTACGACCTAAAATTAATGGGGCAATGTGCTGTTCAAGTTATCTATTCTAAAGACAGAAAAAAGATTGCTCAAATAGAGCATATGCCTATTGAAACTTTGAGAGCTGCTAAAGCAAACGAAGATGGTGATATACCTGCTTACTATTATTTTAAGGATTGGGTAAACATAAAAAGGAGCGATGAACCTCTAAGAATACCAGCTTATGGTATGTCAAAAGAGAACATCGAGATAATGTACATCAAACCTTACAAATCTGGATTTTATTACTATAGCCCTGTTGATTACCAAGGGGGTTTACAATATGCGGAACTAGAAGAAGAGGTTTCAAATTATCACCTCAACAATATAATGAATGGATTAGCTCCTAGTATGCTAATTAATTTTAATAACGGTACTCCAAACCAAGAGGAACGTCAATTAATTGAATCAAAAATTGCTCAGAAGTTTTCAGGCACTAGCAACGCAGGTAAGTTTATACTAGCCTTTAATGATAACAAGGAAAGTCAAGCAGAAATTACTCCTGTTCAATTGAGCGATGCTCATAACCAATACCAGTTCTTATCAGAGGAGGCTACTAAAAAAATAATGGTTGCTCACCGTATTGTTTCGCCTATGCTTTTAGGTATTAAAGACTCTAGTGGATTAGGAAACAATGCTGAAGAGATTAAGACTGCATCACTATTGATGGACAACACAGTTATTAGACCGTTTCAGGAGCTTTTAATAGATTCCTTTGATAGTCTATTGGCGTTCAATGATATCTCTTTAAAACTATACTTTACGACCTTACAGCCGCTAGAATTTACAGAGGTTGATAGTGACATACAAGACAAAGAAACTATTGAAGAGGAAACAGGTGTAGAAATGCAAAAATTTTCTCTTAAGACAATAGATGGAAAACAAGCATATAAAACAAAAGAAGAGGCAATAGCAAAAGCTGAAGCCGATGGTTGTGGTGGGTATCACGAACACGAAGTTGAGGGCGTTGTTTATTTTATGCCTTGTGAGAATCACGATATAGCTCTAAAGGAACCTTGTTGGGATGGTTATGAGCAGTATGGTACTAAAATGAAAAATGGAAAAGAAGTGCCTAATTGCATTCCTTTATCTACTGAACTGTCTAGTGACAATACAGAGGTCTTGTTGGGATCTTTGGGCAAGTCGGGAACTCAAATGGGCGACGAGTGGGTTGTAGTTGATGAATTAGACGAGGATTCTGAATATAGCAACGAAGATTGGGCTGCTTATTTGATAAATGAAAAAGCAGAAACAACACTATCAAAGATAAAAACTCTCGTAGGTCTTAAAGATTTTGTTACGTCTAAAAATGATGGATCTGCTTATAGCGATTTAGATTCCAAAAATGGCTTATACAAAATAAGATACAAGTATGAAAAAGGGATGTCGCAATCTGGAGAATCTAGGGATTTCTGTCAAAATATGATGGCGATGAGCAGCTCTGGAACCGTATGGCGTATCGAGGATATTGACAAGGCTAGCAATTTTGAGGATGTTAATGTACAGTTCAGACACAAACCTAGTATGCGTTATAACATCTTTGAATTAAAAGGTGGCATTTATTGCAAACATAAATGGGTTAGAGTTTTATACAGGCTAGAAAGCAAAACTGAGGTATCTAAAAACCTCAAGAACTATAAAAAAACAAAGACTATACCTGCATACGCTTTAAGAAATCCAAAAGGATCAAAAAAAGCTGGAATAGCAACGGACAAACAATCAGGCAGAGGAGCTTACCCAAAATAATTAAACAATGGCAACAATATTATTCATAGATAGAACTGACCTAGTTCGCAACTCTATACTTGATGGGAATGTGGACACGGACAAGTTCATTTTTTTTATAAAGACGGCACAGGAAATTCACATACAGAACTACTTAGGCACTAAGATGTATGAAGGCTTAACGGCTGCAATAAAAGCGGGAATTGATTTAGCTGTTAACGCACGTTGGAAAACATTACTAGATGAATATGTTGTACCAATGCACATTTGGTTTACTCAGGTAGATTATTTACCATTTGCTAGTTATCAGCTACGCAACGGAGGTATGTATAAACACCGCTCAGAGAATGCTGAAACAGTTTCAAAAGAAGAGGTCGACTATTTGGTAGAAAAAGCTAGAACTAATGCAGAGTGGTATTCCAGAAGGTTTATTGACTTTATGTCTTTTAACCAAACTTTATATCCTGAGTATACCAGCAATAATAATGATGACATATACCCGTCATACGACGCGACATTCAACGGATGGGTTCTGTAAAGTACAAGATAAAAAAGATCAACATTAAAAAGCTCAAGGTCTTTCTAAAGAAGACCGAAATTAATAAAACAAAAAAATCAACGAATGGCAACTCTATTTAATACCAAAATTTCCGCAACGTATACTGGCCTTTTTAAGACTATTGACAACGCTGTTCTTTCAGCTTCTTTAAAAGAGCTTACGGATGGTTCTGGTAATCAATCAGGACTATTCCTAAACACGGCAGGTGACTTTAAGGTTACAAGCGTACTAGAATGGGGTTCGTTAAAAGACACAGGAACAGGGGTGACAATTACCCAGTTTGTAACGGCGGCAAATGGCATTGAGAATTTTAATAATGACACCACGTTACCGACCAGCGCAGCGGTTAAATTGTATGTTGATACTAAATTTTCTCAGACCGATACCTTGACTGAGGTCTTGGGCTTTGGAAACACTACAAGCGGAAAGGATATTGCGGTAAGTGCAGGAGATGACATTACGTTTACTGATACTTCTAAAATCTTAATGGGTGCAGGAAGTGATTTACAAATATTTCACGATGGCTCAAATTCATTTATACAGGATTTAGGCACAGGTAATTTAAAAATCCAAACAAATGGATTAGGAATAGACCTAACAAAAGGAAGTACTGAATTTTTAGCCAAATTTATTATTGATGGTGGTAATGAATTATACTTTAATAATGTAAAGAAATTTGAAACCACTTTATTAGGCAGTACAGTTACGGGAGATTTACTTGTGACAGGAACCATAAGTGGCTCAGGAGGCTCATTCTTGCCACTTGCAGGAGGCACAATGACAGGCAACACTATCCACAACGATAATGTAAAATCGTTATATGGTACAAGCTCAGACCTTCAAATATTTCACGATGGTTCTAACTCATTTATTAATGAAACAGGTACTGGAAATTTATTTATACAAGCTGATACTCAAATTAGGTTAGGTAGTATATCTGGAGAAAAATATGCAAGATTTAACCTAAATGGTAATGTAGAACTTTTTTACGATAATGCTATAAAGTTAGCAACTACAAACACAGGAGTATCCGTAACAGGTGCTTTATCTACTACAACAAATGTATCAGTAGGGGCAAATGCAACTTTTGTAGATAGTGGAAAAGCCATATTTGGTGCAGGGTCTGACTTACAGATTTATCACGATGGCTCAAATAGTTTTATAACAAATACAGGTGGTTCTTTAATTGTAAGGGCAACTAATTTTGCAGTACAAAGTGCTGACGGAACAGACGATTTTATAACAACAGTTCAAAATGCACAAATAAATTTATTTTATAATAGTTCTAAAAAGTTTGAAACACTTACAGACGGTGCAAAGGTTACAGGAAACCTCGAGGTGACTGGCACGATAACTGGCGCAGGTGGTTCTTTCCTCCCATTGATTGGCGGAACAATGACTGGCAACACTATCCACAACGATAATGTTAAAAGCATATACGGAACGGCTTCTGATGGTCTTGAGATATTTCACGATGGTTCAAATTCGTTTATTAAAGATACAGGAACAGGTTTTTTAGTAATTAAAACAGGAACAACAGGGTTTTTACTTCAAAATAATATAGGGGCAAATGTTATACAAACAGGTGGAAATACAGTTTTTTTACGTTATGGTGAAAGCACAAAGTTTGAAACTACAAACACAGGTATCTCAGTAACAGGAAACGGAGCATTTACAGGAAGTGTTTCAATACCTGATGCAGGTCAATTACAATTAGGAACAGGAAATGGACTGAAAGTTTTTCATAATTCTGCTAGTGGATTTTTACAAAATAGTATTGGAGATTTATTTATAGACCAAGCAACCGTAACTCAAGCAATAAAATTTAGAGTATCAAACTCATCAGCACTGGATACTACGGCTTTAACTATAAACCGAGAAGGTGATTTAATTACTGGAGCAGATGTAACGATTGCGGGAGACCTTACAGTAAATGGTACAACAACAACTGTCAACTCACAAACGCTTTCAGTAGTTGACCCATTAATCAGTCTAGCCACAGCGAACACCGCTAACAGCTTAGATATTGGTTTTTATGGTAAGTATAATGATTCAACCAATCGTTACTTAGGACTCTTTAATGATGCCTCAGACAGCAATAAATTCAAGTTGTTTAGAGGTACAACCGTAGAACCAACAACAACGGTCAATGTTGCAGGTGCTGGATATGTAGCAGCAGATTTAGTTATAGCAGGTTTAGAAGCAACAACAGGAGTTTTTAGTACAAGTGTAACAGTAGCAGCGGCATCGCCATTATTTAGATTAACAGATACTGACAATAACACTAATATTGATTTACTTTCTATTGGTGGTGCGTTTATTCTTAATTCAACTTCTGACCAAATTTATCAAATAGGTGGAACTGAAAAATTTAGAATTGCATCTTCTACATCAACTTTTGCAGGAAATGTTACTGCTGCAAGAGGATTTTTTAATGCAGGAGCAGCTAATGTTGTAGCAACTTTTACAAGTACAGATGCAACCTCAACTTTACAATGTATTGATATTGGAGGAAATGTAGAATTTGGAGCAAGTGGAAATAATTTTGTAGTACAACCAGCAGGTGGAGTTGCTCAATTAACAGTAGGAGCTAGTACATCAACTTTTGCAGGAGATATTAAGATTAACAACACAACACCTTATTTATTAAATAATGATGATGAAATATTAACAGGTTCAGATGCAGGGGGTTATTACTTTGGACTTGTTTCAAGTGCTAATTCATCAAAAAGTATACAAATTGGAGACCATAATTCTTTTATAAGATTTGATACTGATGGTGGAGAAAGAATGCGTATTGATGCTTCGGGCAACGTCGGGATTGGAACAACGACACCTAATAGAAGGCTAGAAGTTTCTGAAGCCTCAAATGGCAATATTGCATTATTTACTAATACAGTAGATGCTGATTTGAATATTAACCTTACAAGTGGTGTTACTTTACTTGCGCCATCAACTGGAATTTTAGCGTTTGGTAGAGCTAGTACCGAAACAATGCGTATTGCTGCTAATTCCAACGTAGGTATTGGGACAATTAGTCCTACTGAAAAACTAAACGTAGCTGGAAATGTAAAAATAGGAACTGCAACAACTGGAACACCTGCCACACAAGCAGATGATTTAGTTATTGATAAAGGTGCAAGTGAATCAGGAATAACTTTAATTTCAACTGCTGCTTCTTCTATAAGATTTGGGGATGCTGCAAATACTTCAATAGGTTCTATAGAATATAATCATAATAGTAATTATTTAAGATTTAGCACTAACAATGCCGAAAGGATGCGCATTGACTCGAATGGGAAGGTTGGAATTGGTGCTCCATCTATTGACGGAAATAGTACACTACAAGTACAAAACGATTCAGGAAATTGTTTGATTAGAGTGAGAGGTGGTTCGTCAAGCATTGCGGGAATAGATTTTGGCGATTCAGGCGACATTGATATTGCGGGAATTAGATACCACAATTCAAGTAATTTTATGCAATTTAATGTCAACGCATCAGAAAGAATGCGTATTGATGCTTCAGGGCAAACCACATTAAGCAATGTTGCAGGAAATACTTTAACATTAACAAAATCAAATGGAGCATCTTTAAACTTTAATGATAGTACAGGAATTAGAGCAGGAATACACGCTTTAAATGGTGCAGATGGAATGGCGTTTTTAACTGGTTCTGCACAAACAGAGAGAATGCGTATAGACAGTTCTGGAAACGTAGGTATTGGGACAGCTAGTCCTACTGAAAAACTATCAGTAGACGGAAATTTAAAAATATTTGGAACTGATACCGCAGCTCTTCAATTTGAAAATGCGGTAAATGGAACAAGATTTCATTATTTAATCCCGCATTATAGTGCTAGTGATAGTAGCTTAAATTCTTTAGAGTTTAAAGTTTCATCATCAACCGCAGGTAATGAAGTATCTGTTATGACTCTTAACGGAGCTGGAAACACAACTTTTGCAGGAACAATAAATTCAGTAGCCAATACAAATTCAGGGTTTTTAAGTGAATTTAAAAATATTAGTACTGGTGCTTCTGCGTATTCAGGTTTTAGAATAAGAAATAGTGACGGTGGTTTTGCAGAATTTTGGAGAAATAGTACAGCCAAATCAGGAACAGGAAACGCAGCGTTATCATTAAATATTTATAATAGTGCAGATGTAAACTTATGGTCAGGCGAAACACACACGATGGCTTTAGTAGGAAATAATGTAGGTATTGGAGATTTAACCCCAAGTTATCCACTTGTAGTTTCTAAATCCTCATCCTCTACATCAAATGGAGATGATTCTTCGGTAAGGTTAATGTTAACTAACACAAATACAACTGTTAATAATTACTCTTTAATAAGTTTTAACGATGCAACAAATCAGGGGTCTAGTGGTGCACTAGGATTACAATATACTGACCACACTAATAATTATGGCGATTTATGTTTTATAACTAGAGGTGCAGGAGGTTATGGAGAAAGAATGCGTATAACATCTTCGGGGATATTTATAATAAATCAAACAACACCAAATAGTGATGGAGATGGTTTTGGTGTTTATCCAGTTGGGTCAAGTGGTGGAACTTTGGTTAATTGTTATAATGGTGATGATGGAGCTGCTTTGAGAGTAGGGAAAAATTCAAATGGCATTCTTGTTAATTTTGTGCGTGGCACTACAACTGTTGGTTCAATATCAGTTACCCAAAGTACAACTGCCTACAATACATCATCAGATTATAGATTAAAAGAAGATTTACAAGACTTTACAGGTTTAGATATGGTTTCTAAAATATCTGTATACGACCACAAATGGAAAGTAGATGAAAGCAGGTCTTATGGTGTTATGGCTCACGAACTTCAAGAGGTATTACCACAAGCTGTAACAGGCGAAAAAGATGCTGAAGAATATCAAGCGGTTGACTATTCTAAAATTGTTCCAGTATTGGTTAAAGCAATCCAAGAACTAGAGGCTAAAATAAAGGTTTTAGAACAAAAATAAAATTCATTATCTTTGAATCTAATCTTAAAAAACAATTAAAATGTCAAAAATCACAGAAGCAGAATTGAAAGGCTTACAAGAACAAGAGCAGAAAAAAGGTGCAATCCTGCACGACCTTGGCTTGTTACAAACTCAGATTCACAGTTTGAATCATATGTACGTTCAGCTAATGGTTGAGCAAGATGGCACAAAAAAAGAACTAGAAGAGGCTTATGGTAAAGTCAACATTGACTTGAAAGATGGCTCTTTTGAAGTTATCAAAGATGAAGAGACTAAGTAAACACATAAGCTACAAAGAGGCCACCCATTCCGATACGGCAAAAAAATACAAAATAGCTAACAAACCAAGTTCTGAGGATATCGAGAATATGGAGTTACTAGCTGAGAAGGTATTTGAGCCACTTAGGGAGTGGGTGGGGGAACCTATACGCGTCAATAGTATGTTTAGGTCACTTAAATTAAATACTGTCTTAAACGGAGCCCCACAGTCTTCACATATGAAAGGTCAGGCTTTTGATATTACTTCAATGGGTGGTAAAACTAATTTAGAAATGTTTTACTACATAAAAGACAACTTAGAATTTGACCAGCTTATTTGGGAATATGGAAACGAACCTGCTTGGTTACACGTTTCATATGTAAATGAAAAGGAAAATAGAAACCAAGTTCTGGTTATCAGAAAAAAAGGAATCTATCACGAATGGAGTAAATGTAAAACTTGCTAAAAAATGCCCATACCTAATAAAAAAACTGGAGAAAAGCAAGGAGCTTATATGATTCGATGTGTACCACAGCTTATGCAGTATCACGATAGATCTCAGGCTATAGCTATTTGCTACCGTTCTTTTCAGGGAAAGATGATGAACTTAGAAACTTATAGCGACTATCCTCAAAGTGTTTCAAACAATGCTAAAAAGGTATTAAGGTGGCGTGATAAATATGGTGACGAAGTAAAGGGTATGACAAGAGTCGGATGGACAAGAGCTAACCAATTGGCAAAGAGAGAAAATATAAGCCGTGAAACCATAGCTAGAATGTCAGCTTTCAGAAGACATCAAAAAAATGCTGAGGTAAGCGCAGAATTTAAAGACACCCCTTGGAAAGACAAAGGCTACGTAGCTTGGTTAGGTTGGGGTGGAACAAGTGGAATTAATTGGGCATCAAAGAAACTAGAACAAATTGACAAGAAATGAAACACGACTATCAAACCCTAGCAATAAACGCAGGTAGCTTTGGAATTTCAATGAGTAACATAGATGTAGCATTAAAGGTTATTCTACTGTCAATTACTATTTTGTATACCCTGCAGAAATGGTATCTGCTTAACAAGAAGAAATAATGCAAAAAAAAAAATTTGCAGAAACCAAAGCAGGTAAATTTCTAAAAAAAGCATCACCAAAAATATTAGACTTACTTGGCGATTTAATTCCAGATGCTGGTATTTTTAATCTTGTTAAGGAGCTTATAATAAAAGACGATGTAATCCCCCCAAAAGATAAAGAAACCGCATTACAGTTGATTAAAATGGACTTAATCGAGATGCAGGAGGTAACAAAGAGATGGGCTTCAGATATGAAATCAGACTCTTGGCTATCGAAGAATGTAAGACCATTAACTTTAGTATTCTTTTCTTTGTCATATGTTACCGGATGGTTCTTGGAATATCCACTTGACAATATTACTGGTCTTTTATCTTTAATTGTAGCAGCTTATTTTGGATCTAGAGGGATTGAGAAATTTAAAGCCATAGGTAAATAGTGCTTAAACACAAAAACTCTCAGATATTTCTATACTGAGATGACGAATTAACTAATAAACCAAATAATATGACTGATGATTTCGGAATGAATGATAGCTTTGCTGACTTCGTTAATGACCTAACAACAAGTGAAAAAAATGACAATGCTTGTTCTATTGATAATCCAGA